CCATGTAGACGGAGAAGTCTACGGACGTGGTAGGGTGGAAGAGTTCATCGGTGATCTCAAGTCACTTGAAGCACTGTCACAAGCCATCGTTGAAGGCAGCGCAGCAGCTGCTAAGGTAGTGTTTACTGTCAGCCCAAGCTCCACCACCAAACCACAGACCCTTGCTAAGGCAGGGAACGGGGCGATCATCCAGGGACGACCTGATGACATTGGTGTGGTACAGGTTGGGAAGACAGCTGACTTCCAAACTGCTTATCAGATGATTGGTTCATTAACTCAACGTCTGAGTGAAGCATTCCTTATCCTTAACGTTAGGGATTCGGAGCGCACTACAGCTGAAGAAGTCAGGATGACACAACTTGAACTTGAACAACAACTTGGAGGCTTGTTCTCCCTGTTGACTGTTGAGTTCCTTGTACCTTATCTCAATCGTAAACTTAGTGTTGCACAAAAGACTGGTGAAATCCCACGTCTTCCCAAGGGCGACATCGTTAAACCAACTATTGTTGCTGGTATCAATGCACTTGGTCGTGGTCAAGATCGTGAAAGCCTTGCACAGTTCCTTACTGTCATTGCTCAAACTGTCGGACCTGAAGCCATCGCTCAGTATGTCAACACTGATGAAGTCATCAAGCGTCTAGCAGCTGCCTCTGGTATTGATGTACTCAACCTTGTGAAGAGTATGCAAGAACAGCAGCAAGAGCAACAGCAAGCAATGGAACAACAGCAAGCGATGATGATGCAACAACAGGCTCCACAAATGGCAGCCGTTGATCAGAAACGTGAGCAAGCCATGATGCAAGCTGAACAACAACTACCACCTGAACCACCAATAGAATGAGCGAAACACTTACGATGAATGAAACACCTGCTGATCAGCCAGAATTTAATGCTGATGAGCAAGACTCCCTGCAGGTTGCTGAGTCTCTTGAGGGTGGAGAGCAACCGCTACTCGCTGGTAAATTTAAAGATCAGCAAGCGCTTGAAAAAGCATACCTTGAGCTGCAATCAAAACTTGGAGAGCCACGTGATGAAGTACAAACCACCGAAGACGAAGGCGAGCCAGCAGAACAAGAGTCAGAAGAAGAAGTAACTGAAGAGCCTGATGGTGATCAGTTGACTGAAGCTCAAGCACAGCAACTGTTTGAAATGGTTGGTGGTGAAAAAGCTTACAATTCTATGATTCAGTGGGCTGGTCAAAACCTTTCTCAAGAAGAGATCCAGATGTACGACCAAGTGATGGCATCTGGTAATGCTTCTTCAATTTACTTTGCTGTACAAGCACTTGCTAATAAATACGGTGACGCTACTGGATCCGATGGTCAACTCTTGACTGGTAAAGGTACAGCTAATCAATCACAAGGGTTCCGTAGCCAACAAGAATTAGTGCAAGCTATGTCTGATCCACGCTACGACCGTGACCCTGCATACCGCCAAGAGGTTATGCAAAAACTTGAAAACTCTGACGTACAATTCTAATGACCGTTACCACCAACGATCGCGGACAACAAAACCTCTTTGCAAAAGAACCCACCATGTACACTGACGACAACTACACTGTGACTCACAACGAAAAAGCTGAGATGCTCAACGGTCGCCTGGCTATGCTGGGTGTGATGGCTGCGCTTGGAGCGTACGCACTAACTGGTCAAATTATCCCCGGAGTATGGTAATGGGCTGTGGTAAGAAACACGGAGGCGGCAAGAAAAAGTAATGCCTAAAGGTCTCTACGCTAATATCCACGCAAAACGAATGCGTATTAAAAAAGGTTCGGGAGAAAAGATGCGGAAGCCTGGCAGTGCCGGTGCTCCTACCGCAGCTAACTTCAAACGAGCTGCTAAAACTGCCAAGAAAAAATGATTGAATGCCCTGATTGTACTGTGCAACAGCAGTACGTACTCGAACAACTGCAGACTGTTGCTGATGTAAAAGATCGTACTGCCCTTGCTGTCATCATGGGTAACATCGAACAAGAGTCTAACTTTAAACCTAACGTTTGTGAAGGCGGTGCTATTGTACCTTACGATCGCTGCCTTCGTGGAGGTTATGGTCTTATTCAATGGACAAGCATTGACCGTTATAATGGTCTAGGTAATTATTGTGCTAGTCGTAATGAAGACCCTAGTACCCTTAAGTGTCAAACTGCTTACATGATTGATGAAATGAGGTTTAGGGATGACCTTGAAGCGTTTCAAACGCCACACCAAACAGTCCCTTATTACATGAATGCTGCCTACTACTGGTTAGGATGGGGCATCCATGGTAATCGTACCAACTACACTTATTCTTTTCTAAACAAACTACAATGAAATTCTTTGCTATCCTCCCCGCAGCCCTGATCGCTGCTGCCCCTGCTGTTGCCGGTCCTTACGCTAACATTGAGAACAATGCTGGCTTCACTGGATCTGATTTCAACGGTCATGTGACTGACTTCCACGTGGGTTATGAAGACGGTGGTTCCGTTGGTAGCTGGTATATCCAGGGCGGTCCTTCTGTGTTCTCCCCTGATGGTGGTGAAGCAGACACTAAACTGACTGGTAAGATTGGCGGTTCTGTGAACGTCACTGAAAAGCTTTCTGCTTACGGTGAGCTTTCTGCTGCCTTTGACTCTGTTAATTCCTATGGTACTAAAGCTGGCGTGAAGTACAGCTTCTGATAAATTAAATATGTGGTGGGTGGGTCGGCAATTTCTAACTAAAAAATTTTTATGGCAACTTCTGTACTTACCCGTCAGGAGTCAACCTGGGATCAATTTTGTGCCTGGGTGACTTCGACTAACAATCGTCTTTATGTCGGGTGGTTTGGCGTGTTGATGATTCCTTGTCTGCTCGCTGCTACCACCTGTTTTATTCTTGCTTTCATTGCTGCACCTCCTGTAGACATTGATGGCATTCGTGAACCCGTTGCTGGCTCTCTTCTGTATGGTAACAACATCATCTCTGGTGCCGTCGTGCCTAGCAGTAACGCAATTGGACTACATTTGTACTCGATCTGGGAAGCCAATACCCTTGAGGAATGGCTGTACAACGGCGGACCCTATCAGCTCGTTGTGTTCCATTTCCTTATCGGTATCTTCTCTTACCTGGGACGAGAATGGGAACTTTCGTACCGACTTGGGATGAGGCCCTGGATCTTTGTTGCTTACTCTGCCCCCGTGGCTGCAGCGACTGCAGTCTTCCTTGTCTACCCATTTGGTCAAGGTTCTTTTTCAGATGGAATGCCTCTTGGCATTTCCGGTACGTTCAACTTCATGTTGGTCTTCCAGGCTGAACATAATATTCTTATGCATCCTTTCCATATGCTTGGTGTTGCCGGCGTATTTGGTGGGGCTCTGTTCTCAGCTATGCATGGTAGTCTTGTCACCTCTTCTCTTGTACGTGAGACGACTGAAAATGAAAGCCAAAACTATGGCTACAAGTTCGGTCAAGAGGAGGAGACTTATAACATTGTTGCAGCGCATGGTTACTTTGGGAGGCTTATCTTCCAATATGCGTCGTTTAATAATAGCCGCTCTTTGCATTTCTTCCTTGCCGCTTGGCCCGTCCTGGGGATTTGGTTCACTTCTCTTGGCGTCAGTACTATGGCGTTTAACTTGAATGGATTCAATTTTAATCAATCTATTATTGATCGTCAGGGTCATACCATTAATACTTGGGCTGACATTCTTAACCGTGCTAACCTTGGTTTTGAAGTGATGCACGAACGGAATGCTCACAACTTCCCACTTGATCTTGCAGCAGCTAACTCCACTCCTGTGGCTCTGACTGCTCCTGCTATCGGTTAACTTTAAATAAGCAAATGGCTTATTAAAGGAAGTAACTGTTTCTTTTAATTAATTCGTACGTTCAACCTTCGGGTCGCATGTTACCTAGTCATGGAACGGGGGCTAGGTTTATTTTGTACGAACTATGTCTATTAATCTTATTCGTTTCCTTGAATCACAACGTCGTCGTGCTGAGCGTTATCGTGTTGATGCGCTCCGCTATCGCGGTGTTGAATACAAGAAGTAATCTGGTGACTTGGGAGGGGTTCGATTCCCCTCCTTACTTATTGGTTAGAGCCGGTACGCCGATACCTCTAGCCGTCTAGACGGTGGGATAGACCACGATAAAAACTTAATACTTCTGGATCCAGAGGAACTTGCTTAAACCTCTTTATAAAAAACAATGGCTTTTCAATCTTCTGTTAACCCCGCTCAGCTTACTCAGCTGGGTCAGGATAACCTTGCGGGTGATACCCGCGCTCTCTATCTGAAGCTTTTCAGTGGTGAGATGTTCAAGGGCTTCCAGCACAACACCATCGCTCGCGATCTGGTGATGAAGCGTACCCTTAAGAACGGTAAATCTCTCCAGTTCATCTACACCGGTCGTACCAAAAGTGAGTTCCATACTCCTGGTAACAGCATCCTGGGTGATAGCAACAACGCACCCCCGGTGGCTGAGAAGACCATCACGGTCGATGATCTGCTTATTTCCAGTGCATTCGTCTATGACCTTGATGAGACCCTTTCTCATTATGACCTCCGTTCGGAGATCTCTCGTAAGATCGGTTATGCTCTTGCTGAAAAGTATGACCGCTACATCTTCCGTGCCATCACTCGTGGTGCACGTCAAGCTTCTCCGATCACTGCTGCTGGCTATGTTGAGCCCGGTGGTACTCAGATCCAGGTTGGCTCCGGCGCTGGTGCTGAAGCTGATGCCTACGATTCCACTAAGCTGGTTGCTGCATTCTATGATGCCGCTGCTGCTCTGGATGAAAAGGGTGTGTCTTCCGACGGTCGTGTTGCTGTCTTGAACCCCCGTCAGTACTATGAGCTGGTCTCTGGTGTTGCTTCTAACGGTCTTGTGAACCGTGATGTCCAAGGTACTGCTCTGCAAGGCGGCGGCGGTGTCGTGGAAATCGCTGGTATCAAGATCTACAAGTCGATGAACATTCCTTTCTTCGGCAAGTATGGCGTCAACTACGGTGGTGCTGTGGCTGATCCTGGTAACACTGGTTCCTTCATTGGTACTACTCTTGAGGACGCTGATGGCGCTCAGACTGGTATCAACAACGACTACGGTACTGCTGCTGAAGTCGGCGCCACTTCTTGTGGTCTGATCTTCCAGCGTGAAGCTGCTGGTTGTGTGGAAGCTATCGCTCCTCAGGTGCAAGTCACCAGCGGCGATGTCTCCGTTATCTATCAGGGTGATGTGATCCTGGGTCGTCTCGCCATGGGCGCTGACTACCTGAATCCTGCTGCTGCTGTTGAGCTTTATGCTACCAACACTGCACCTTCTGCATTCTGATTTATTTTTGGGAGCCTCTTCGGGGGCTCCTTTTTTTTAATTCTTTATTGAGAATAAAACTCATTTACAATTATGCCTTTTCCTACTACTGGCTCCAGCTCCGAGCTACAAGCTGTTAATCAGATCCTGGCGTCAGTTGGTCAGGCTCCTGTAACCACGTTGACAACTGAAGAAACTCTTGTAATCAATGAAGTTGATAGGTTTATTGGTTCTATTGCAGGCACCACTCTAACCACTACTACTGCTAACATTCCTGTTGGTACTTATATTGGTGGTACTGGTGTAGAGTCTGGTACATCCATTGCTACTGCTGGTGTCGAAGTAGTACCTGCTACTGATCCTGTTACCTACGAGTACACTGTAAACATCTCACAGACTGTTGCAGAACGTGCTCTTACCCAATCACTTGTTACAAGTAGAGTTGAAACTCAAACCAACCCGGACGTTGCGATTGCACTCAACACCCTGAGGGAAGTCTCACGTGAAGTCCAGTCTGAAGGCTGGTCTTTCAATAAAGAATTGGATTATCCCATCACACCTGATTCTAATAATGAAGTGAAGATTGCTAATAACATTCTTCAAATGGATCTTAACTCATCCTACACTCAAAACATGGGTAGGGATTCTATTAACCGTGGAGGTAAACTCTATGACCGTATTGCCCATTCTAATAAGTGGACTGACGAAAAACTCTATGTAGATATTACTTGGTACTTTGATTGGGAAAACATTCCTCAACCTGTCCAAGCATTTATTGTAGCTCGTGCCGCTGCTATTGTGTCTAGCCGTATTATTGGTGATCCGAATCAATTCCAAATGCTTCAACAAAAAGAAGCTTTTGCACGTGCTATGGCTATGGAGTACGAATGTAACCAAGGTGATTATACGTACTTTGGCAGTCCTAAGTCTGGAAATTATTATCAAAGCTATCAGCCGTACCATACCTTGCAACGCTAATGCCAGCAGTAACTCAACTGACACCTAATTTTCTTGGTGGTGTCTCTAAACAAAATGATGACAAGAAACTAGAAGGTCAGCTAACTGAGTGTATTAACGGTTATCCTGACCCTACCTTTGGTCTTCTTAAAAGACCCGGTATGCAATATACTAATGTATTGCGTAAAGCTAATGGTGATGCATTTACAGAGAGTGAACTAGAAGATGCAGCTTGGTTCTTTATTGATCGTGCTACTGCTGGGTCTTACATTGCTTGTATTAAAGGTGCTGACATCTTTGTATGGACTGCAGATGAAGGCACGTTTTGCACTGTAACTAACACTGGTAGTGCTTACCTTACAGGTAGTAACCAAAACGACTATCACTTCCGTAGCATTCAAGATACTACAATTATTACCAACAAAACTGTCAACACTGCTATGCAGGCTGCAGGTACTTATGTTGCTAAGTCTGTCGGTGTAATTAAGCTACTTAATGTGGACACCTCTGAATATACTGTAACCTTGCAGGGGGATTCTATTAAGTTTTCCCCTCAATCAACTGAAACGTTTGATGACATGTTGCTGTATGACTCAAGTGATGTCAACACAAATCATCATATGATGGATGCAATCAGGGCTCACATTCTTGCTAGGCAAAGTGCTAGTGATCCTGATTTTACTGGAAGGTGGTATCTAGAAGGTTACAGAAATAGCCTTGTAATTAGACGTACTAATCAAGCTACTGGTGTTGTAACTAATTACACAGCTCCTGGCGGTACACCTCTTGCCTTTACATTAAGTGCACGAGGCGGTCTTATTAATGATTATCTTGAGTCCTTTCAAGATGAAGTGACTAACGTATCTAAATTACCACTGGAATCACGTCAAGGTGACCACGTAAAGATCCTTAATTCTGATTCAGCAGAAGATGATTATTATGTTGAATACGTAGCATACAACGGCACTAGAGGTGACGGTTATTGGAAAGAAGCTGCAGCACGTGATGTGTCTCCTGGTCTTAATAGCGCAACCATGCCCCATGAGTTGGTTAATACAGGTGCCAC